ATGGAACTATGTTTATCCCTATATCCTGTTCAATATGCCTAATCGAAGTTTCCACCGCTAATTTAAATGCCATATCACTAAAAGGTGACCCATCATCAAGCGTTAAATCAACGCCCATTAAGAAGGTATTTTGAAGCCACTCTTTAGTAATTACATCATATATTGAATAATCGTTCGCCATCGTTAACACTCCTATAAGTAGTGCTAACTAAAAAATTGTTAGCACAAGATTTGATCTTGGCTAATTATACCAAATAAAATAGATAACCTACTTTATTTTTCTATGAAAATTACATGGTTTCAATCAGAGTAGAAGAAACCTTAGCATTTTTCACAACCCAACACTTAGAAGGTACTTTAACAATAGGAGCACCGAAAAGCATGAGTAAGAAAGGCTTTGTTGTAGCAACTTCAGCCAATGGGCGACGGAAGAAATCAAGAAGCTTTGCAAATTCCATGATGGATTGATCATGTTGTACAAATACAATCTTGCTAGAATTGGGGATATTTTCGTTTCTATCAACCCAAACAGTAGCGCCGCCGGAAGTAGCCTTGACTTCATCAATAAGAACTTCAGTACCCAACGCGCCATCAACTTCAGTTCTATAAATCTTGAAGTATACTGCGGAATCTTGTTGAGCAATGGTTAAAGTTACTTTATCACCGGCTGCAATGGTCTTAGCTGCGGAAGCAACTGGAGCACTATAACCGAAATTATTAACGGCAACAACCTTATAGAAATAATCACCGGCATCACCTGCAACAAATTGAGAAGCTGAATCAGCGGCAACAACTGCACTTGTAAGTGTAGGAGCACTTGGCGCGCCTGTGGTGGTAGAACCTGAAGCGGGAGCGGTATAAGAATTAAATAGGAATGGTGCTGCAACAACAGGAACAGGACCGACAGGGCCTTGAATGTTGATTTGACTGGTAGCGCCATAGGTGATCGCATTTGAATTAGCGCTAATGCTCAATTGATCATGTCTACCAAATTGAACCGCAAATTTAATTAATTCTGCATGAATTCTAGGTTCAACATAAATAGCATCTGGGCGACCGAATAAAGGAGCGCCATAGAGTTTACCTAAGATCTCTTGTAAAAGTCTTGGGGTTGGTGCTTTACCGCGTGCATCAAAGGTGTTTGAACCATTGTTATAATTTTCAATTTGTGTAACGATACCATCAAAGAAAATATCATTTACACTCTCTTTTGAATGGAACAATGAACGCTCAAGCTTTTGAAGTAGGCGTAAAGTGCCGCGTTCAGTTTCAAGCGCAATTGCATTGCTTTCAGAACCTACTAAGCCTACTAATGTTCCTACATCACTTACTTCGCGTCTTTCAGCTAAATACTTGATTCTTACAGATTTGCGTTCATATTGTGACTTGTTAGTAACACCGGCGGAACCTTCGGTAATAAATGGATCTAAATCTAAACCGTGATCCTTAATTACTGAGTATTCATGTACGGTATTAGTTACATTTACTTTGGCAATTTTAGGCCACAAAGCTAATTCTTTGAGTGTATAAGTAGCGCTAGATAATAAGTTTTCGATACTTTGTGGAACTAGTGGGGAAAGGCTGCCATTGTCTGCGCCGGTGGTTACGGCTGGGGTTTGATAACCAACGGTGGCGCTTTTTCTAAGTGCATCATTCAACGCTGCTAATTCAGCGGTGGATACAAAGCTATTTGCTTGAGGTAAATTAAACATACTATGTTCTCCTATTATTTGCTTAAATCAATGTTGTAATCTTGAGCGACCTTGATAGCATCTACACCGCTTTCAAGTTTAGAAATAGCGGTGAAAAGCTGGGACTTGCGAACCATATCAGTACTATCGCTTTGAATCATGTTCATTGCTTTAGAGATAACATCGCCTCTTGTAACGGTGGTTTTTGCTTGTGCTGGTTCAGTGTATGGAACGGCGCTAAAATTAACAGCTCTTGGGGGGATAGGTGCTAATAAAGCTTTGTTGATGCTCTTTTCCATCTCTTCAACTTTGCCATTAACATTCTTCATACCCTTCATTTCCTTCAAACAAGCATCCAAGGCCTTCATCATCGCTTTGTATTGTTTATCCATGTTTTCAAGGATCATATCTGTCCCTTTAGCCATAGATTCAAGCGCCTTGTGCATACTGTCTTCATCGTCTTCATCCATGGATTGTTCCGCAAACATATCTTCGCTACTGGAACCATCCATAGAATCATCTTCATCTTCTTCTTTGACTACTTTTTTACCTTTAACAAGCTTATCGCTGTTATCGGTGTTCATTGCCTTAGAAAGCGCTTGAATAGCATCGCTCAAAGCGTCTGCTTCAACAGAATCAGCGGTGAATCCATCAGCTAATTTTTGTGCTTCTGCTTCACTCATACCCTTATTTACTAAGTGTTTGATTAGATCGTTCATAAAAATCTCCTTATTCATCTACCATTTGAAACAAAATAAAAGTTTTTTTCAATCTTTTGCTATTTATTTACTTGCTTCTGTGTAACTTTTTTAAACTTGGTTATTGTTTTGAAACTGGTGCTTTATACTTGTAATATGATACTCCCTTGCTTCCTTCTTTCTTTTGAACAAATTTGAAGCCCAATTTTGCAAGTGCTTCTCTATCGTTGTAGCCACCCTCAGCATATAAATATAGTTTGTCGGGGTCTTTGTTTCCCATATCACTATTTTCAATCTTATCACCTATTTGATCTTCATCAAAGATATGTAATTGAAACCCCTTCACCGTAGCATTATTATATTTCTCTATAAAAGTTTTTTGTGACTCTGTTAACTCTGGAATATCGACTTTAGGAAGCTTAGAATTGTCAAATAAATCTTTTAAGGCTTCTATGGGTGTATTTGGTTTACTTGTGATCAATTCTAAGGGAAGCATATAATGCACGTGTGATTTTTTATGGTTTAGTTTAAGTACCTGCTCTTTATAATATTTGAATCCCATTTTCTTTAATGCGGGTTTAATTACATTTTCCCATCTGGATTCTTCATACTTATCCCATTTTCTAACCAATTCTATACTGAGTCCTTTTGTTTTTTCAGGGTCTTTAGTTTCTAATGCTTCTATGGGTGTTTGTATCTTTGAAAGTCGTCTATCTTTTGTATTTCCTTCAGAGTCTATATCCGTATTAATGAAAGTATCTAGAATATCCATTTTTAAATTATCTACGTTTCTAATACGCACCTGCCCATCATCTCCTTCTTGCGGATTTGTGTATGTATTAAGATACAAGACATTTGTATTAGAATGGTTTTTCTCGTCAAAAGCTCCAAGTCCTACAGGATAACCCCCCCAAAAGTATGAATAAGGATTGTTTACAGATAAGTCTTTCAATGCGGTATTGAAATCTTTAAGTACATGTATTCTATCTAGAATGTTCTGAACAAACGCTTCTTTAGAAGTAGTTTTTCTCTGTTGTGTTTCAGATTTATCCCATTTTTGGGTATTAAGTTTATAAAATGAATCATTTTCTTTTGATGGTAAATATAGAGCATCCTCATAAAACTTCATAGATCCATAAGAATATGATCTTTGTTGAAGAATTGTTTGAAGATCCTTCGTATCTACTTGAATTGATACGCTTTGATTATTCTCATTATTTGGCAATTCCCAAAGAAGTAAAAAATCTGATGGATTGTGTATACTTTGCACATAACATTTTAAAGGCCCATTTGCTTCTTTCTCAAAAAACACCTTTTTGTGTGTGTTTGGATTTAAGGCTTTTATATCAATAGCACGCCCAATTGTTATACTGTTTAGATTAGGACTATCTATTTTTCCTTTAAAATTTGGTTCTATTGTTGGTGCTTCATCTCTTTTGTTATTTGGCAAAGTATTTAATCCATTCTTAACATCTCCTTCAATATGTCCTCTAGCTTCTGGCTTCTTAGCTTCCAAAGAATCAAGCTTGTTTACTTGAGCTTTCAATTTATCAAGAGTAGAATCTTTAACTTTTGCACCTGTAGTTTTCATCTTTTCAAAAGTAGCAAGTTGTTTCTTTGCCTTTTCATGT